TCAGCTGCCGGCGGTGCAGATTTACAATGTGCTGCGCGGCATTCGCTACAACGGCCAATGGTTTTACGGCCTGCAGAATATGACCGGCGCGGCGCGGCTGCCGGCCGTGAACTGGAACAGCCAGATCGCCAAGTGCCGGGCCACGATCGTCGGCGAAAGCGGCGCCGAGCCCAGCTATCGCACCGGCGGCCAGATCCACGTCTCAAGCCAGCCGGCCAATGCGATCGAGGCGCTGCTGACCGGGTGTCAGGGCCGCCTCTCCGAGATCGGCGGCTCGTACAAGATCCACCTCGGCGCGCCGGATTCGCCGAGCTTTTCGTGGGCCGACGCCGATCTGCTGTCGAGCGAGCAGCAGGTGTATCGGCCGTTCTTCGGGCTGGCCGACAGCGTCAACGGGATTCAAGGCACCTACCCCGACCCGGCGCAGGGCTGGGAGACCGCCACCGCGCCGGCGCTGTACCGCACCGACCTTGAGCCGCATGACGGCAACCGCCGCCTGATGGCCAACCCGTCGTTCGACTTTGTGCCGTACCGCGCGCAGGTGCAGCGCTTGCAAAAAAGCGGCATCGAGGAGGCGCAGCGCGCCCGCACCCATGTGCTGGCGTTTCCGCCGGCCTACTGGGTGATCGAGCCCGGCGACATCGGGACCTGGGATTCGTTCCGCAACGGCTACATAACCAAGCTGTTTCGCGTCGATAGCGTCACCGATCGCGGCAATCTCGACGTCGTCATGAACGTCACCGAGATTGACCCGACGGATTATGACTGGACCCACGCGGTCGATTACACCGGCGTATCGACCGGCCCGACCGCCATCGTGCGGCCACCGCCGCAGGGCGTGGTTGATTGGTATGCGGAGGGCGCGACGCTCTACGACGCCGACGGGCTCGGCCGCCGCCCGGCGATCCGGATTGCGTGGGACGGTTCGCTCTCCGGCGTGGTCGGCATCCAGTACGAAGTCCGGCTGACTTTCGACCTCAGCCATGTCACCCGCGGCCGTACCGATCAGCTGCAGGCCGGCGCGCTTTTGATCAGCCAAGGCTTGATCGAGCAAACCGCCTATCAGGTGCGCGGCCAGTATCTGCCATCATCGCCGCGCGACATGCTGTGGAGCGACTGGCTCGACGTCACGACGCCGGACATTCCGGCCGCCGATATCCCGGCCTGGATCGCCGTGCAAGTCACCAGCGTGATGGACTATCTGAATGACCGGCTGACCGAAGTCGAGCAACGGATCGCCACCTATACCGCGCGCGACATGGCGCGGAATTGGACCGATCAGAAAGAAACCCGTTCGCAGATGTCGTCGCGAACGGATAGCGTGTTAGCGACATCGCTGGCTGAAATCTCTCATGTCGAGACGGTGATGACGTCCGCCGATGCGGCGTTGGCCAGCTCGATTACGACGGTCAGCGCGCGGGTGGATAACACCGAGGACGATATCGACGCCGCGCAGGCCGATATCATCACCAACGCCACCGCGATCGCAGATACCAACAGCGCGTTTGCATCCTATAAGGTAACCACCAACGCGGCGATTGCCGGCCATACCACCTCGATCAACACGCATTCTACCGCGATTGCTTCGATCGAGGGCTGGGGCGCGGCGAATTATGGCGTCACGCTCGACGTCAACGGCTACTCGACCGGCTTTGAACTGCTCAATGGCGGCGGCGGGATTTCGTCAGCGACGTTTGTGCAGGACAAGTTTCAGATTGCGGCGCCAGGGGTCGGCGGCGGCAGTCCGGTGCCTATCTTCACCGTCGCCAATGTTGCCGGCTCGCCCAAGATCGCAATTCGCGGCGATATGTACGCGGATGGCACCATTGCCGCGTCGCGCATTATCGCTGGCTCGATCACCGCAACCCAGATCGCATCGAGCACTATCACCTCAACGCAGATCGCGGCCGATACCATCACCGCTGGTAACATCCAGGCCGGCGCGATTAACACCTCAGAACTGGCGATCAATTCGGTTGATATCCTCCGGATCATTGACGGCGCGGCGAGCAACACCACCGCGGCCACCGGCTCGATCGGGACCGGCGGCGTGGTCTGTTCGCTATCGATCGCCACCGTGGCCGGCCGGGCGATGGCCTGGGGCGTGGTCTATCCATCCAGCAACTCGGATTGCACCGCGACGCTGAAACAGGACGGCACCGCGGTTCGGGCCGGTACCGGCGTATCGCCCGTGGTGTCCTCTTCGCCGCTCGAAATCAAGGGTCCGCCGGCACCGATCACCGTGATGCAATACGCCACCGGACTGAGCGATGCCAACCATACGTTTTCGCTGGAAAGCAGCGGGCCGGCTAGCGGCGTGCTGATCGCCAACAATCCGCGGAGATAGATCAGATGAAAAACGTCACGGCAACGCTGGGGCCGTATCGCGGCTACGTCATGAACATGGCGGACGATGAGGCCGCACAGGCGATCGCCGATCGGTGGGCGGTGGCGCAAACCGAACCGCCGTTCGATCTGGCGGTTGATCCGAACGACTACCCGATACTTACCGACGACGAGCGCCGGACGGCCGAACATGCCGCGCGGGTGTGGGGTGAGGCTTTTCTAAAACTATTCGTGCAACGGGGCTGACGCATCATGGCACTGCCAACCTATTCCACCGGCACCGCGAGCGTCGCGGCGGGCGGCACCGTCGTCACCGGCGTTGGCGGGCTATGGTCCGGCACCAATGTGAAGCAAGGGGACTTCATCAGCATCGGCGGCAGCGATGCGGCATTGATCACGGAAGTGACCGACGCGACCCACCTCAAAGTCGCGCCATGGACCGCCGGCGCCAAGACGACACAGCCCTATATCATCTATCAAAACTATGTCGGCCGCGTCGTCGGGGTGGCGGCGGCCGAAGACGTCGGGACGATGCTGGAAAAGCTGCATACCGATGGGCTGCCGTTCATTGTCGATCCGGGGCTGACGGCGCCCGATCCCTCTTACGGCGATGACGGCCAGTTCGCGTTCCAGCCGACGACCGGCAAATGGTGGACCAAGACCGGCGGCGTCTGGGTGCTGTCGCCGGGACTGACATCGGACAACACCAAGGTATTGAAGGCCGGCGACACCATGACCGGAAACCTCGTGGTTTCCAAAGATGATCCTTCAATCGTACTGGCCAAAACTGCCTCGGGACAATCTAGTATTGTTTATGGTTATAGGGGCGTAACATCGATTCGATGGGGGCTTGCTCTCGGGGATGCTAGTGCCGAAACCGGCAGCAATGCCGGCAGCAATTTTGCGATCTATAATTACAACGATGCTGGAACGTTCGTAGGAGCGCCGCTCACAATCAACCGTACGACCGGTGCCACAAGCCTGACCGGCAACCTGTCGATTAGTAAAACGGACCCTGCAATGGTGTTCGTTAAAGCGGTCGGAAACAATAGCGCTGCGATATATTGTGCTGTCGGGACTAAGAATCGCTGGGAAATTTCGCCCGGCGACAATGTTGCCGAGACTGGTGCTAACGTAGGCTGCAATTTCGGCATCTATCGTTTTGATGATGCCGGCAATTTCATCAGTACGGCGCTCTACATCCAGCGCAATACCGGCGACGTTATCCTTTCCAACGATCTGACTTGGGCCGGCGTGCCATGGACCACATACACGCCGACGGTCACGGTCACCGGCGGGGCCGGCACGGCGACGGGGCGCTATAAGCGGCTCGGCAAGACGGTGATGCTGGAAGTTTTGGTCAACGTCACTAGTGGCGGTTCGGCTGTGAATGTGACTATTCCGCCGGGACTAAATTGTGTGGATTTTTTTTATTTGATCGGACGAGAACGGGCTTCGACTGGTTTCACCTACGTCGGCCAAGTGGTCGGCGGTTCTTTTCAGCTCTTTAGATATGACAATATTTCGGCCGTCACAACCGGATGGGCAATCAACCTTTCCGGCACATTCGAGGTGAATTAACCCATGGACTATACAAACACCGCTCCGGTATGGATCGACGCCGAGCACAGGCAGATCGAAATGACAATCAACGGCGAGCGCGTGATTATCAACGCGGTGCCGGGCTTGATCCATTACGACGGCATCGTGACATCCGGCGTGCCGATCGACGAATACGTGCCGCCCGAACCGCCGCCGCCGACGCAGGAGCAAGAGGCGCTGTTCGATCACGAGAACCGCTTGCGCGCGCTGGAGGGCCAGCCGCCATTGCCGCCGCCGGAAGGGTTCGCGCGCAACCATGGTTGAAGACGCGCGGAGCTGGTTTCGGCAAAATGCTACCTTAATTTATTTTTTGATCGCGCAGTTCATTGCCATTGGCGTAGGTGGCGCATCGATGCTCGCCTACTTTACCCGGTTAGAAGAACGTGTGCACATCCTGGAAGTGCGAGGCTCGCCACATCTGGCCGAAATCAACAACCGTTTGACGACGACCGAAAAAGAGACCGATTCCAATAAAGCGCGGATCGATCGGGTGGTTGAAATCATGACCCGTGAACTGAATAAGCCGGTACCGCCGCGATGATCGAACTTCTCTTGCTGCAAGCGATGGATGGACATCAAATCCATGTCAACAAGGACGCCATCGTCACGATCAGCGAGCCGCGCACAATAGGTAGGCTGGGGACCGATAAATTCAACTGCGTAATAGGTTTGACCAGCGGCAAATACATAACCGTGGTCGAGACCTGCGACAGCGTGCGCAAGCGCCTGAAGGAGGAATAGTCATGCCCTATCAACGTATCGTCATTTCGTCAGGCCACGGCCTCTATGTGCGGGGCGCCGCGGGCATCATCGACGAGGTGGATGAAGCCCGTAAAGTCGTCGATCGGTTGGCAGAGATGCTGGAGGAACGCGGCGTCGAGGTGGTCACGTTCCATGACGACAAAAGCAAAAGCCAGAGCGAGAACCTGTGGACCATCACCGATTTTCACAACGCACAAGGCGATCACGATCTGGATATCTCGGTCCACTTCAACGCTTTTGAGCAACGCGCCGAGCCGGTCGGGACCGAAGTCTGGTACGTCACCCAGCAGACGCTTGCTCAAAAATTATCTGCCGCAATGGCTTCGGTCGGTTTCATAGATCGCGGTGAAAAGCACACTACCGGGCTGCATTTTCTCAATCAAACGGTCGCTCCAAGCGTGCTTCTGGAGGTGTGCTTCGTTGACTCAAGCGCCGACTGCGACATCTACGCGGCGAAGTTCGACGATATCTGCACGGCGCTGGCCGATGAACTGGCGGGCGGCGCCGAGGAGGAGGTAGCCCTCAAGCAGTTTGTCGCCGAGGGTACCGTGTCGTGGTTCGGCGGGCCAAACGACACCACGGGAGTCACGCCTAGCGAAGGCTTGGCTTTCATATACACTACGTCCGATAACCCGGTCCTGTTCCTCAGCTACCAGCCCGAAGGCACCACCGGACTTGCGCGGCGCTTGAATCCCGATCAACCGTATGTGGCCTGCAGATGGCCGTACACCAGCGAGACCAAGGCGGCATGGCGCGAGGTGCTGCTGAAGGAAATGGCGCTGGTCTATGCGCCAACGACCGGCAAGAGCATCAAGGCGTACCCCGCCGACTGGGGACCGCATGAAGAAAAAACCGGCCGCGCGGCTGATCTCAGTCCCAGCGCGCTTGAATATCTCGGCATTGAGACTGACGACGACGTCGTCGTCACGTTCCCGTATACCCATCGGGGCTGATGAGCGTTATTCACGATCGACGGTCAATTACTGGAGGAATGAACATGACAACCGACACCAGCAAGATTACCACGGCGGCCGATGAACTATCGAGCGGGCTCACCAAAGGCGGTTCGGCCGCTAAGACCCTCGGCGCCGAAATCGCCAATGCGTTCAAATCGCTTGATGACCGCGTGAGTGCGATCGAAGCCGGCGGCAGCACCCAGCCGCCAATTGAGCCGCCTGCCAACACCTATGGCAAGGTCGAGAATTTTAACGGCAGCAACGGCTCGTCGTTTAAGGTCGATGGTCAGGCTTGCTCTGCGCAGAACGCCAACAAGCCGCATTGCGTGACCAAGATTGACGACTACACGCTGCGTTTCGAAGCCCAGCAAGGTGATATCTGGTCAACTGGCGGCTACAGCGACTCTGGCTGCAATCGCACCGAACTTGAGTTTGTCACCAAATACAATCAAGGCGTGGTGATGAACTGGGAAGGCACGGTGACGTTAGTGGAAGGGCCAGCGAACGCGGACGCCATGCTGGTGCAGTGCCATGCCACCACCAACGTCAATCCAACGTATTGTCCGTTCTCGTTTAAACTAAATGAAGAGGGAAAATTGCAAATCGTGTTGCAAGAACCGAACAACGGTTGGAACTTGGTGTATAAATCACCGAGTGCAGTTGCACACGGCCAGCCGATGCGGCTGAGGGCCAAGGTCAAGATGAATCCGACTGGCGGCGGCTATGTCGGTGCATGGTGGGACGATAAGCAGATCGTCGATTTCAACGGCAAGGTCGGCGCGACCAATTCAAGCTACTATTGGAAATATGGCGTTTATCGCGATCAGGTGCCGGAAGCGTCGAAGGTCGACTTCAAGAATGTTCACATCACAACAGGATAGAAACGGAATCACCACCATCCCGCCCAGACCGCCCAGATGTTGAGCATCACCAGCGCCGGATAAGCGACGAAGCCCGCGCAGAACCACAGCATGCGCTCGGCCCAACCCAAGCGGGACATTATTTGATCAGCCCCTTGGCCTTGGCGCGACGGTAGCCGGCGTCAGCCTTCGCCTTGTTGGCATAGGAGCCGTCGTCCTTGATGCCGACAAGGATCGACGGCGGCAGCGGCGGGTCTTGCGCGACGTGGCGCCACAAATGCAGACAGCGGGGATGGTTATTGACGTAGTCGGATTTCGGCGGGTGCAGCTGAAACACGGTCTCGTGCTCCGGCCAGAAAATGTCCTTGACGAAACACATCTCCAGCCAGTTCGGAATATGGCGCTCGGTGGAAACACTGACGTGCTCGAAGCCGTGCGCTTCGGGATCGACGGCATCGCTGCCGATGATCTTCAGCTCTCGGCCGCACGGTCCCGGTAGCCGGAACGCGCCGTTCGGGCCATGACTCAGCTCGTATTCCGGCACATGAACCCGGCACAGTTCGATCTCAGCGCTTAGCTTGGTTCGCATTAGCGACCCTCCATCAGCGGAACTCCGCGCCGTCCGGCAGCCCGAATGACGTGCGCAGATGCTCCTGATAGCGCTGCAATTCCTCGTTGGCGGCGAGCCGGATCGCTTCGAGATATTCGTCGCGGGTGATGACGTTCTTGCCGATCAGCAGCGTGGCCAGCGCGCCCATGTCGGCCGCCCGCGAATCTGCGCCGACCCGCGTGTGCTTGAGGAATCGCGCGGTCGGGCTCTTGTCGTCGTCGGGGATGCCGAGCTTGGTCATCTCGTATCGGACTGCCGACTGGACACCATGCAGGGCGGCTTCATAGCTCAGACCGAGGTCGCGCATTTCATTCTCCTCAGGGCTTAGCTTGGTTCGCATCGGTCTCCACCATCGGCTGGCCGGATTTCACCCGCGCCAGGGTTTGCTGCAGCGTGCGGCGCGCATCGTCGATCAGGAGCGACTGGGTCTGGATCTTGTCAAATGCCGCCTTGGCCTCGTCGCGATAGAGCTGCGCCGCCGCCATGCAGGCATTGACCTGCTCCTCGATCTTGGCGCGCACCATGTCGTGGTGCTTGATCACCATGTTGGTGTCCTCGCTGCACTTCGCGGACATCTCGATCAGCCCTTGCGCCAGCTTCTCGACGTCGATCGCGGCGCTTTCGTATTCGGCCGCGACCGCCTGCGCCGACAGCCGGCCGACGTCGCTGACCAGCTCGCGATGCTCGACATATTCGGGCAGCGGCAGACTGCGTTTCGACTCTGCCGGGTACGCTGTCCGATGCTCGCGCCGGGTCAGTTCGCCGATCGCGTCCTCGACCTCATTAGCGGCCTGATCGAAGCCGACGGCGCGGGGTAGTCTGGTGATATGAGTCATGGTGCCTCTGGGGTTGGAGTTAGCTTACTTCGGCCTGTGGGTATTTTCCGACGAACGCCAGCCGCGCCGGAATCTCTGTCATCTCAAAGCCGTCCATCTCGCGGGCCAACATGCGGCCCTCGGTGGCCTTGAGGTAGCCGACGTGGCGCTCGCCGACATAGACCGCGATGGCGAACGGATCGTGCGGGTTGTCGGGTTCGCGCCGCAGCTGCAGGTATTCGCCATTGCGCAGCCGGGCCACGAAAGTTTCGGCGTTGTGGTACTTCATGCCGACAATGCTGTAGATCGTTTGCATGGCGGTGCCTCTAGCAGTCGTTGATCTTGATGGTCGCGCCCCAGCTCGCCACCGCTTGTTCGAAGTCGGGCATGTAGTGCTCGCTCATCGGCTTGATGCCGGCGCCAACGATGATCTCGGCGCCGCAGCCGTGGCAGACCCAGAGATCGCCCTGCCATAATTTGTAGGGCAGCCAATCCTGCGGGGCAGCGGTCCCCGACTCTGGCCGGACGACTCCATGCTTTGGATACATCTCAATGAACGGCGTGCCGTTGCGCTTGGGCCGGAAGAAGCGCTGGCATTTCGGGCAGACTGGTTTCATGAGATTTCCACCACCCGCTTGAGATCATCGTCGGTCAGCACATCGCCAACGCGCTGATTGGCCCCGACGCGCTTGCCGATTACGACAAACACGTTGCCGATCAACTGATGGGCAGCGCCCAGCGAGGCGACATAACTGCCGGTGGCGTCCCGCAGCGGCTTGCCGTTCGGCAGGATGAAATCCATCGATAGCATCGTTTTGTAGAAGTGGTCTCTGATGGCGATGAATTCCGCTGATGGCTCATCGGGCTTCGGCCCCGGTTTGGCTTCCGGCTTCGGTCCCGGCTTTGGCCGGCTCAACGCGCTATAATCGTTATCGAAGCAGCGCCGCAGCGCCTCCTCGACCAGCTGGGGATTTTCGACAGCACGCTCAATATAGATCTTGGTCTGATCGTCGCGCGACCATGTCGGATGCTCATCGAGAACCTGTTGCAGCAGATAGCGCAACGGCATGGTGCGCCACGTCTCGCGAGTTGAGCCATAGATGCCGGGGTTGAGGATGATCATGATCATTGCCTTTCTTCGGTTGGTGTGGGTGGTAGAAGTCCAATTGATTTGCAAAAAGCGAACGCGGCGAGGCGTCGGCGGCGTGGCGACATTGCCTCGATCTCGGGTGTAGTTCCGAGTATTTCCTTAAATACAAGATAGACGTTTTGCTCGATATCGCGGCGGCCAGCGCGATATTTTCTAGCTTTTATCGCCATCCTCTCTGGATTTCGCGCATACCATTTGCGCTGATAGTGCCGCAGCTTCTCCGGATTTTCTGCGTGCCGCTTGCGCGCCCTTTGCAATACCTTCTCGCGATTTCGTCTATACCATTCGAGTTCCTTCTGTCGCGATCTCTCGATATTTCGCGCGCGCTGCGTGCGCCCCCGCTGCGATAACTTCTCTTGATTCCGCGCGTAATATTCCCGTCCATGCTCAGGATTTCGCTGGCGGTACGCGCGCTTCCAAGCAAGGTGGTGTTCTCTGCAACACGTCTTGTCGGTAATCTTCTTGGCCTCGAATTCTACTCCGCAGATCACGCAATTCGTTCTTATGACGTTGCGATTCCGCGTGCGCCGCTCACGATTGCGCTCACGGCCCCGCTGCCGCACCTTCTGCAGATTTCGAGCGCGATAGTTATAGACCTGCTGCCGAAACTTCTCCGGGTTTTTCGCCCGCCGTTCGCGTGCACGCAGTGTCCGTAAAACAAGACCGTGATCCTTGCAGCAAGTCTTGGCCGTGCCCTTAGCCGCGAATTCCACGCCACAGATTACGCAATTCCTTTTCACGAGATGCCGAGCACGCCACCGGCTGGCCTTCTCCCGCACATGCTCCCGGTTTCGAGCACACCATTCTCGTGCCTGCTGCCGCACCTGCTCCAGATTTCGTGCGCGGCAGTCCCGTGCCTGCTGCCGTCTATGCTTCAGATTCCGGGCGCGCCAGTCCCGTGCCTGCTGCCGCCTTAATGCAAGACCGTGTTCCTTGCAGCAGGTCTTGACCTTGCCCTTAGCCGCGAATTCCACACCGCAGACCACGCAATGCTTTCTCATGGCTTTGCTCTGTTCATTGGCCGCTGGATCTTGTCAAACGGTCGCGATTGAATCGGGCGGTTGGGCCAGCGCCTGACCGCCTTTTTTCTGATGACAGGCTTCGGCGCGGCGCCGCTATCGCCTTTGAAGCGCATGTAGTATCGCAGGCACAGCAACCACGGATCTTGCACGCCATGCGCCTGCCACCATAATATTTCATTGCCGAATTGGTGTTGCTGCATGTGATGGCCGTGCTTCAACGGCAGCGCCCAGCAATCGTCCGGCTTGCGGCCCATCCCGGTGAGCGGCTTGTCGTAGACGAGCGACGCGGCACGCAGATGGGCCGCGTCGCACGGCGGGCCTTGCAAGCAACCGCAGGCGCAGGGTTGCTGGCGTAGCCAACGCAGATATTGATCATCCCTCTGCCTCGGTCGGCGCTGTTCCGGCATTATTGCCGGCTCCGCGCTTTGGCTGCCTTGCGGCCCGCGTCGTCGGGCGGGATGAGTTCTTGCTGCGCCTCGCCCGCTTCTCCGCGGTCGGCAGCACCGCCGCCAGCTTCTCCAGCTGGCCGATCAGCTGCGTCACCTGCGCCTGTGTCGTCAGGTCCGCGATCAGCGACAGCGTCGGCGTCCCCGCCTTCAGCTCGTATTTCATCACCGTTCCCTCCGGTAATTCCACCTTCATCCTGCTTCTCCTCGGTTGCCCCGCCATTGGCGCGGGCGGTTTCGCGTTCGATGTAGTTCGCGTCAAAGCCGCGGGATGCGGCGTCGCGCTTCTTTGCCTTCATACGGTCCATCAAGGCTTGTGCCGGAGATACCGTTGGCACTGGCGTGACGTCGCGCATCCGTTCGTGACCGTCCTCGGCCAATTCCTCGCCGGTGTAGACGCCGCCTAACACTTCGGGGTAATACCGCCGGATAAAGGCGCGGCTGGCGTAGTACCACATTTGCTGTTGGGGGTCGGTCTCATACAGCGGCGAACCGCGCAGCTTGCCAGATTCGTTGTAGCCGACAGCTTGCTTGCGTTCGCCCAACGTCGGAGAGCGATATTCCAGCGGCTCAGTCTCATGTTTCGGAATTCCAAAAACGATGGCGCGCATGTCGTCGCCTTCGCCCTCGTAACGCACCCTCAACTTGCCTTCTAGTATCTTGTGCTGCGCATTATTGACGATCGCATTGATTAACTGCGCCATATACGCAACCTTTTCCTCGCCGGTCTTTGGGTTCTTGACGAGGTAACAACTTTCCGCAGCGAATAGAGGATCAACACCCCACCGCAACGCGCGCAAAATAAGCGCCCAGCACATACCGGGCTCGTTGCGCATGAACGATGGAATGGCCCATTTCGATGTCGACATACGAAGCGCGACGACTTCGGCGTCTGCCATGGTTTTGAGTTGCAGACCGAACGCCTTGCTGTCGATCTCCATAGCTGCCATCGCGGCGCGGTCAATGCGCTGCTCGATCTTATCAGGGTCGAATGCCATCAGCTTGCTCCATAAGAAATGTCAACCGGTCGTCGATTCGTTTGCGCTCGTCGGCGGGAAGCGACATATCCTCGACGCCTTCAGGACCTGGACCGGGCCAATGACTCCGCTCAATACAAGCCGCGGTCCACCGCATCATGGCGCGGCATTGTGCGCGACCACGCTCTAAATCCTCCCGCTCGAGAAGCACGGAACGCACACAATATGGCGCGTCGGTCTCGGCTAGCAGCAGCATAAAACTCTTGAAGGGTTTGCCGAGCTGTTCGCAGACTTCCCACACCAGCCCACCCTGCATATGATAGCCAAAATTACGCAGGCTGGCTTTGACGCCGACGGTAGTGACGTCACTGGTCATTTTCAGGTCGACATATTCGCCGTCATTCGGGATCACATCTGGCCGCGACTTGATCCACAACCCGGTCTCTGCATCTAGCACCGCCATCGAATGCTCGACATCGCCATTGAGCCAACCGGCGAGCACGCCAGGGTCCATTTTCAGGCTGTCTTTGATCGCGGTAATTTTCGCAAGATCGGCCGGCGTTAATACAGTATGTCCGCTTTCGCGTTGTTCTTGGTGCCAGTTTCGACAATAGGTGGCGTTGTTATTCCAGGGTTTGACCTCGTCTTTATTGGCGTAGAGCTGCGGCTGCATGGCGAACAACGTTCGGAAATTATCCTCACCCAAATATAGATGATGCGCGGCGCGGCCGAATTTCATCCATTTGGTTTCCTCAACTTCCTCGCGGTTGGGGTTGTGCGCCCAATGCAGGTACATGTGCGCGGGCGACTTCGCCCACATGGTGCGCAGATTGCTCGACGACACCGATAGTCCAGGCGTGAAGGCGTCGCTGTGATAGACCGACAGCGGCACGCCGGAATAGATGCCGGGTTTGCTGACGGGCAGCTTGGGGTTGTTTATGACGGCCATCGCTATTCCCCCTGCTCCAGCTCGGCGGCGATCTCGTCCAGAAGCGCTGACATCGCCAGCCAGCTTTTGGCGTCAGCGGCGTCGGTGGACGCGATCTGCACCGCGTGATCGTCACAGACCGCCGCCAAGCCGCGCAGCGTTAGCTGCGGTCCGTAACGCGTTATCAGCCGTTTCATCAGCGCCAGATCGGTGAGGTGAATTCCGTTCGAGGGTTTGATATCGGTCATTGGTCTAGGCCGCCGGCTCAAGGGCATCGCTTTCCTCCAGATCGAGCTTGCCGACCTTGCAAAGCTCACTCACCATTTCGCTGAAATCCTTCTTCTCGCGCCGGGCCATCGCGATAATGTCCATGAACAACTGCTCGGGGAAAGTGACGGCGACCTTGATGTGGCCGGCTTTGCCTTGGGTTCCGACCGGGTACTTCATTGGTGATTCTCCTAGACCGTTGAAAGAGAAAGCTCATGGCCGGGCCGCCATACAAGGAACTGGGTTGGCGTGCCCGGCCACTATCTGGAACGACGCGGGGGCTTCGCGACTTCCAGCCGAATCAAACCTACCGCCAATGACCTCGCAATGTAAAGGGGTGCTTATCATTTGTCCCCAGCCTGTTGCTTTTCGGTTAAGCAAACCTTAGCATTGCGGCAGCCATGAAAGACAAGCCAGCCGATAGGGTTATCAAGCGGATTCGTGCCGAGCGCGGGCTGGCGGTGCGGGTGGCGGACGCCTGCGGCATCCATCGGGTAGCGGTCTACCAATGGGAGCGAGTTCCGATCAAGCGGGTGTTCGTGGTGGCTAAGATGCTCGACATGGCGCCGGAACAGATCCGGCCCGACGTGTTTCGAAAGACGCACAATCACCGGAGATAAGGATGAAGGGGAAGTTCGACTGGACCGCCGACGCCATTGCGCGCCTCCATCAGCTGGTGGAACAGAAGCTGACCGCCGCCGAGATCGCCGCGCAGCTCGGCCCCGGCGTGCTGACCCGCAACGCCGTCATCGGCAAGACCCACCGTGAAAAGATCAAGCTGCAAACCCCGCCCAATGGCGTGGTCGGCCGCGAGCACAGGGCGCGGGAACGGTCGCGGCCGGTGGTCGATACGCCGATCTCGGCGTTTCGCCGGTTGGCGCCGGTCCGGCATGACCGCGGGGTGCCGTACCTGCAGCTGGAGCGCTGGCACTGCAAGGCGCTGCTGGACGGGCGCGGTCGCGACGGGCTGCCGTTGTGCTGCGGTCGGCTACGCTGGCGGGACACGCCGTATTGCTCCGACCATTTGCAGCTCTACACCACGCACGCCTATGCGCCGCGGCACCGGAGGGCAGAATGATGGATGAGCCGAAGTATGTGACGACGGACGGTCGCTATATAGTCAAGGCGACGGATCTCATGGCGCGCACGATCACGCTGGCAGGGCCGGACGGGCGCAAGGCGGTGATTGATTTCGGCGGGCCGAGGGTGACGTACAGCGGTGATCTACCGGTGGCGTCGAGCGCGCGGGTGTTCTTCGAAGCGGTGGGCGAGCTGTTGAAGGGACCGAAGTCAGAATGAGGCCGATCGGATGTTTTGTGTCGTTGTTCACGTTCGTCGCCAAGCCCGAGGAGATCGAGCAGGACCGGCAGCGGCTGGAAGCTGAGCATGACATGGCGGTCGCCGTGGTCGAAATCGAACATCCGACGCTGTCGGGAACAGTGTGCACCCGCGTCACATGGCAGGAGGACGAGATGGCCAAAACACCGATCGGACCGCGCGAGGCGCGGCTGCGTGAGCTGCGCGAGGCGCGGGTGGCCAAGAACAAGAAGCCGATCGATCGCAAGACCAAGCCGACGGTCAAGCCGAAGGGCAAGAAGCGGGGGCGGGGATGACGGGCAAGCAATTGACGCTGACGCGGCGCGAATGGGCCAAGCGGCTGAATGAACAATGGGATGAGATCCGCGAGAGCGCGGTGCAGGGCTTCATTCAATTGGGCCGCGAGCTACATCAAGCCAAGGTTGATCTGGCCGCACATGGGCAATGGCAAATGCTGCTGGAGCGCGATCTGAAATTCAACCCGAACACCGTGCGCGCCTTCATGCGGATTGCGACATGGATCGAAAACGTGGGCAATGCCCACGTTTTGAAGCAGCTGCCGCCGGACTATACCACCATCGATAAGATGACACGCCTCAATGAGATCACCTTCAAGCGGATGATGAAGGACGGTAGGATCTGCCCGAGCCTGCAACGCAATGATGTATCGAAGATATTACGCCTGGAACGCGTCGGCGCGGATGAGGAACGCATCTTGGAACTCGGGCCGCGCGAGGGAAAATTTAACACGATCGTCATCGACCCGGCCTGGGACTATGAGTGGCTGTCGATCGCGGCCCGCGCCAAGCCGGGCTATGCGATGCAGACGATCGAGAGCCTGCGCGAACTGGATGTTCGGGCATGGGTCGACGAGGAAGAGGGCTGCCATTTGTATTGCTGGACCACCAACAATTTCAGCTATGAGGCGCACAAGCTGGTCGAACACTGGGGCTTCCAGCATCGTACCATTCTGACGTGGATCAAGCCGCCGCCGTTCGGTCTCGGTTCCTACTTCCGCAATTCGACCGAGCAATGTCTCTTCGCCACCTTCGGCGACACCACGACGCGGCCGGCGGCGTCGAGCATTCCGACACACTTCGAGGCACCGCGTGGGGAGCACTCGGAGAAGCCGGAGAAATTCTACGACATCGTCCGTGCGGCATCGTATCCGCCCTATGGCGAGGCCAACCAGCGCACGCCGCGCGAGGATTTCACCGACCTGTTCGAATTGCAGGAGGCAGCCGAATAATGTTCCGACGCGATGACGCTTTCCAGCGCGAGATGCGTGACCGTTTGCTGGCGCCGTACTTTTACGAGCACTACTACGCCGGCCACTATGAATTCCTCCATCACACCGACCCGCGCGGCGCCGATACCGTGGTGCACGCGCGCGAAGGCGACAGGTTGGTCGAGGAAAAGATCGTGCGCTGGCCAGTGGACAAGACCACGCTCAAACCATGGGTGCCGCGGCTGTGCGGCCACAGCGCGCTGGCGCTGGAAACGGACAGCTGCACGGTCGAGGGTCATGAGAAAAGCGGCTGGATGGACACCAGCAATGCCGACTATCTACTGTATGGCTTTGCCACGTCCTGGCGCAAAAACGCTTTGGTCTGCTATCTGATCGAGATGCAGCCATTGAAGCAATGGTTCTGGCCGCGCGTGGAACGCTTCGCACCGACGGTCACCGATCAGATCAACCGCTCGCGTTGTCGCGTGGTGCCGATCGACGACATCATGGAAAGTGGAGTCTGGATTCGGCGCTATCAATGTGAGATGCCGCCGGGTGACAGCTATTGTGAGATATGCCATGCGCCCGGCCCGTTCGGTTTCGGCGTCAACCTCCGCGCCGGCACCGGCCGGTTCTACTGCCGCGCCCATCGCGAGGAGGGAGCCAAGCGCAATGGCGCAACCATTCGACGGTGACACGCTGATTGCAGGGTTGATTCTGTGGCCCTTTTTTGGGTTGCGCCGTGCTGGCCTTTCTTGACGACGAACAACAGAGCCTGCTGCGCTGGGTCAACCGCTGTCCGATAGCTGGTGGCTATGTGCTCGCGCTCTACTTCTGGCCAGCGGTGGCAGCGGCGGTTATCTGGGCGCGGAGGCAAACAAGGAGACACCGTGGCGCAATTATCCGAAGATGATCGCCGTACAATGTACGCAGACGGGCTGATGTTAAAGGAGAAGGTTATCGAGCTGCGACGTCAAATTAGCGCGCTCGATCTTCAGCTTGCACCGATCTGGCAAAAGGAACGCAACCTGCGAGAACGGATTCAGGCGACTCATGGTTTGCCACCGCACTTCAACCCGGATACCGCATTAGATCGCAAGCCATTATTTGAAGCGTTACTGCAGATATCGGTTGAACATGGTTTCACCAAGACAACACGGAATGACTTCAACCGCCAAGCCCGCGGCTATACCAACGAATTGAAAGCGATCATAAGCGCGCTGGACAAGGACGCTAAGAAAAATGACGTTCAGCGGTAACATCCTGGCGCTCGACCTCGCCACCCGCACCGGCTGGGCGTTCGGCCGGCCCGGCGAGACGCCGACGTTCGGTCGCTTTCTGCTGCACGGCGACAAGCCGCAGCGCTATCGCGAGCTGCGGGCGTGGCTGGCGCCGCAGCTCGATCAGTGCGCCCGCGTGATCTATGAGAGCGCCGCGCTGCCGATGCTGATGATGGGGCGCACCAACACCGACGCGATTCGGTTTTTGATCGGCTGCTGCGAGCACGTCGACGAGCTATGCCACGGCGTGGTCGAGCTGTACGAGGTGCGCGTCGCCGCGGTCCGGGTGCACTTTATCGGCGCCAATTTGAAACGCGATCTGGCCAAGGCAAAGACGCGCGAGCGCTGCGAGGGGCTGGGCTGGCGGGTGACCAATGACGACGAGGCCGACGCCTGCGCGCTGTGGAGCTACGCGGTTTGCACGGCGCGGCCGGATCTGGCGCACACCCATTCGCCGCTGTTTCGGCCGAAGCGTCGGCTGATCGATAAGCAAACCTTACCATCCTGACATTGCCGCGAAATGATAAGCATCCCTTTGCGTGCTGCGCCGACGGGGGCGGCGGCCGCGCCCTTGTCCGTTGGTACAATACAAGCGCTGGGGGTTAAGCGGCTGGTATCCCACTAGATATGTGGCTGGGCCGTCATAAAATGTTTAACAAACCGGCTAGACAAACCGGCTGAGGGGCGCAAAGTGCCGGCTTCGAAGCACCTTTCGAAAAATGGCCCGCCCCGTTGATCGCGGAGCGGGCCGAAAGACCGATGCCAAACTTCGCGGGAATGGCAAAGGAACGTGGGGTACCAAGTAACAACCTCACAGTATCCTCGCAAGCTCCTCCCCGCAAGTAAAAGTTCCAAAGGCATCGGTGACGGGCATTGGCCATCGGCCACCGGACCCCCTTTGCCCGTGTTTGCACTGCCCACAAGGGCCAGCTGAGCTGGTGGGTTGGGATGCTGCACAGGGCACGGGGGAGGGCGCAGCTCGATTCCCCCAGCAGCCGCACCAAGGTGCGAAAAAGATCGGGCCGGGATGACGCCACCTTGGCTAGGGCGTCGCCTATCCGCAGGAGCGGTAGGGACACGGTTTGTTCTATGGGACAAAACTAACCCTACTTCTGTCTCGCTTCCCGGATCGCCGCAGCGTCGCTGTCTCGTCAGCGCGCTTAGGTGGACTCTATCCACAAGGACGCTCTCCAAGGTGAAGTAAGGAAGCAAGAATCTTTTCCCTTACTTAACAGTAGTAGTGTTGAGAGAGGGGAGAACATGGGGAACCTTAATTGACGCGGAACAATGATAAGCAACGCTTGACATTTGAAACCACGGAAACCACGATCGGCAATCAGGAGCGCACGCCATGAACATTGAACGAATGCTGGATGCGATGCCGCTGGATTTTCCGGAAGCCACCGTCGGCCTGATCGATGCATTACACGACTACATCCGGTGCTGTGACAATCTAAAGGCGGACTGGGTTTGTGAAGATGATGATCGGGTCAGTGATCATATGCAGACATGCAAGCTGCTGCTGACGGAGCTGGAGGGCTGGCAGGTGGACATGAATTTGTCCGGGCTGATCAAACGTCGAGGGGTGTAGCCATGAAGGCGATGGCTACTGATATGATCCCATCAGCCTGTCCGAGCTGCGGTAAGGTGTTGGATGCGGCAACACATCCCACAGCCGATGATATCCGACCGAAGGTCGGTGATATTTCGATCTGCTTTTACTGCGGGAATTTGATGGCGTTCGGCGATGAGCTGACGCTGCGCAAGCTTACCGATGCAGAAAGTAATCAGCTTGCCGATGATCGTGGCGTCATTGCGCTTCAGCGGGTGAGGGCTGAGTATTTCAAGGCAAAGGAGGGCGATCAATGAACCATGATCCGATCGCGGCGGAATGGCGCCAGGAAATGAATGATGTGGCCGCGCTGCTGGACGAATATTTCAACGGCAGAGGTCATCCGAAGCGCGTCGGCTTTGCGCTGCTGACCTACAATTTCGGCGAGGCCGGCTGTGTCAATTACATCGGCAACGGCGTCCGCGGCGACGTGCTGGTGGCGCTCAAGGAATTGGTAGCGCGGTGGGAAGGCCGCGATAGTGAACCGGAGGGCAAGCAATGAGTAAGCGCATGAAAAACCGAGAACAGATCGAACGCATTGCCACCGAAGTGAGCAAGAGGGTCGCCGATGACGGCAGGTTGATCGAGGCCGGCTGGACTGGCTATCGCGTGCTGGTATTGCCGGCGGACGCGTCAGCGGTGCAGATCGATGAATGCCGCATGGCGTTCATGGCCGGCTCGCAGCATTTGTTTTCATCGCTGATGAACATCCTCGATCCCGGCGAAGCGGAGACACAAGGCGACATCCACAAGATGGAATTGATCGAGCGGGAATTGCGGGTCTTTGGGCGCGAGATGGAGCAGCGGATCACCGGCACCAAGGGATCGGCATGATGAGCGAGCGCGAGGAAAGCTATCTCGGCGACGGGCTGTATGCCTCGTTCGACGGGTTCATGTTCACGTTGCGGGCACCGCGCGAGGATGGCGACCATTGGGTGGCGCTGGAGCCGCAGGTGATGGAAGCGTTTCTGGCGTTTGTCATCGAGAAGCAAGGCAAGAAGGACCTACGGATCGAGATGCGATATGAATGATAGCATCACCGAGACCGACAAGCTGCACTGCGCCGAGCGCGAGCTGCTGTACCGGCGGCGGGTGTACGCGCGGCTGATGCAGAACGGCAAGATGACGCCGAACGTGGCGCGGCGGGAGATCAGCCTGATGGAGGCGATCGTGGAGGACTACCGGGTGCGCAGCGAATCGGAGCGACTGGTATGAGCGCTAGGGCGAAGCACAAGGAATTGAAGCTGACACCTGAGATGCGTGAGATGCTCCGACGTCGGACGATGCCTTTTCTCGACAGTGTGGGTTTAGATAAGCCCGTTAGCTTCCTTTTGCAGGAAACGTACCTGCAGGGCATGAGGGATATCATACAAGCAATGGAGGAGATGGAGCTAATATGAGCGAGCTTCGCCCTTATCAGACCGAAGCGATCAACGCGTTGCGCGACAGCATTCGCGGCGGCGTCAAGCGGATCGTGCTGCAGGCACCGACCGGGGCTGGCAAGACCCTGATGGCGTCGACGATCGGCAACGGTGCGCATGCCAAGCGCAAGCGGCTGGCGTTCGTGGTGCCGGCGATCTCGCTGATTGACCAGACGCTGGAGGCGTTCGCGGCCGACGGGCTACGAGATGTCGGGGTGATACAGCAGCGCCACATCATGACCGATTGGGTCAAGCCGATTCAGATTTGCTCGATTCAGACGGTAGCCAATCGCGGCTTTCCGGACGCCGATATCATCATGTTTGACGAATGCCATGTGCTGTACAAGGCGCACAAGAATTGGCTGGCGGACGCGCGGTTTGCCGACAAGCTGTTCATCGGGCTGTCGGCGACGCCGTGGGCCAAGGGGCTGGGGCAGCATTTTCATAGCCTGCTGACGGTGACCACCACGGCGGAGCTGATCGGCGACGGCTACCTGTCGCCGTTCAAGGTGTTCGCCACCGGCCATCCGGACCTCAAGGGCGTCAAGATTACGGCGGGCGAATATCAGCAGGATCAGTTATCGGAGGCGATGCAGCGCGGCAGTCTGAGCGCCGATATCATCGAGACCTATCAGAAGCAATGGGGCCAGGGTCAGACGCTGTGCTTTGCGGTCGACTGCGCCCACGCCAAGGCCCTGCAGGAGCGGTTCGAATACGCCGGCATCAAGTGCGGTTATCAGGACGCCGAGACGCCGCTGGACGTTCGCAGCAGCATCAAGCGGATGTTCCACAACGGCACCTATCAGGTCGTGGTCAACGTCGACACCCTGACGATGGGGGTGGATTGGGATGTGCGCTGCCTGATCTTGGCGCGGCCGACACGCAGCGAAATGCGCTATGTGCAGATCATCGGCCGCGGCCTACGCACCGCGCCGGGCAAGCAGCGGCTGGTGATCCTCGATCACAGCGACACCACGCAGCGGCTCGGCTTTGTCACCGACATCATGCATGACGAGCTGGACGACGGCACGCCGAAGCCGAAAGCGGCGGCGGTGCCGCGCGACAGGCTGCCGGTGGAATGCAAGGTGTGCGGCGCGCTGCACCCGCCGAACAAGAACCGGATCTGCCCGAACTGCGGTGCGCTCAACAAGCTGCAGAGCAACATCCTCGAAAACGACGGCGTGCTGATCGAGATCGACCGCGCCGACATGCTGCGGACGATGAAGAAGGCCAACCGGGAGTGGTCGACGCTCGATAAGGCGCAGTTTCTCTCCGAGCTGCAGGCCTATGGCCGCTATCACGGCTACAAGCCGGGCTGGGCGGCGAACAAGTACCGCGAGAAGTTCGGGGTCTGGCCGAACGGCATCGAGCGCTACGCCAAGCCGATCAACAGCATTTCGCCGAAGGTGATGGCATGGGTCCGCGCCGGGCAGATCAAGTATGCGAAGAAAGCGCGGGCGTTATGAGCGAATCACGAGCTGATCACGCTGGAGCTTCGCAAATTTCGACTGGGCGGATCATGTACGTTTGCAGCGATTGCGCTGATGGTTGCCCGGAGGAATGCGGGCACTACGATCGCGACGAGCTACGCTTGCTGCCGGATGGCCGATGGCTTTGCGATAGCTGCTTTGATGATACGACGCAGCTCGAACGCGGCAACGCCGACGAGGATGAGTACCTGCATTGGGGCGACTTCCTAGCGCCGCCTGAGTACGTACCAAAATGAGAGTGAGGGCGCTGTGACGGCGAATGGCGACGTGCTTTGGGAGTTGCGCCATCTGGTGGAGTTCGCACCGTCGGATTGGGTTAAGGGCACTGCAACAAGAGCGATCGACTGCATCGAGGAAGCTAGTGGCCTGATGGCGGAGGCGAACATTAGCCTGCGTCAGGCGACCACGACCATGGACATGGCTCGCGAGCGGATCGAGGTACTGGAGGCGGCGCTGCGCAGGATCGACGCTATCAACGACAATCCGGCGTGCTTCCACAAGGACATCGACGATGTGATTCGTATCGCCTTCGCACCGGAGTCTAGCTCGCCATGATCAGCCGCACCAATCAGGCTTTCACCTGCGCGATCTGCCACAAGCCGTTCGACGAATATGGCCACCATGCTATGCCGGTGGCGACGGGGCGCGCCTGCAACGCCTGCAACGATACCGTGGTAATCCCAGCGCGGCTGAAACGGAGGCACCATGAGGACGATCGCGGACAAGCTGGGAATCGGACCGCAGCGCAGATCGGATCGCGGCGCTGATGGGATCTGGACCGTCACCGTCACGCCGCCGGGCTGGAGCGGCTTTACCGCCTCGACGGTGAGGCTGCCGCCCGATCAGCACGCGCGCTATCTGGCGTGGCTGGCCGGCGACGGCCTGATTCAGGAGCTGCTGCCCGAGCTGACGGACGCGGACCGCGAAATCCTGATGACCGGCATCGATGAGGCGCAGTGGCAGGCGGCGTTCGGAGACGAGGAATGAGCAAGCTGCCGTACACGATGATCGTCTCTAACGGTGCGGAGGCGCAACGCTGTCAAACCTGTTTTTATGCGCGGGGATACGAATACGGGTACTTGGCCTGCCATCGCAAAGCCCCGGAGCCGTACAGCTGGTATCGCCATTTTCTCGGTGAGCTGCTGCGCGACATCGCGTTGAGTCAGAACCAAATCGCTGGGTTCGCAGCGCCGACCCGTAGAGAGCTGACGGAGGAGGCCGGCGAGCAGGCCAGCGCCACCAACTGGCCGGACGTGGATCGCGATGACTGGTGCGGTGAATGGAGGGATGATGGAGGACGGTTCGCATCGCGAGTTTCTGCTGGCGAGGCTGCGGCAGGCGAGCTTGCAGGCGAAGCTGATCGAGGCGGAACTGACCTCGATCGGGGTAGCGCTGAAGGGCAACATGATCAGCCCGGAAACCGCGCTGAGGTGGGTACGTAACGAGGGGTTGCTGTGGATGGTGCTGCCGGTGCCGGAGGAGGTGATGGTGTTGGCGCCGCCGGTGGAACCGGCCGAAAAAGCGCCGTGATGGCCATCTCGAAGGCCGAAGCAACCCAATCCGAAATTGAGCCTGAATCGGCAACCGGAGTCGCCGATGGGCTATCGGCTGCGGGGGTTTTTTGCTAGCCCTACCAGCCATAGCAGCAAAGGGGTGCCGATGACGCTTTGGCTGGTGGTGCTGACCGAACCGCAACAGGAAATTCCCACCGTCTGGCGTCTTCATCTGCTTGGCCTCGAAATGTTCACCCCGGTGATCCGCCGCCGCATCCGGACGGGCAGGATTCGCCACGGCCATCCAGTGACCCGGCTGGTAGCGCGGCCGATGTTCCCAAGTTACGGCTTTATCCGGCAGGTCGGGCTGCGCGATAGCGATCAGCTGAAACGGCTGCGCGGCGTGCGCGACCTGCTGCGCACCATCGACAACGCGCCGGTGACGCTGCCGGAGGCGGCGGTCAACGCGATCTTCGCCAAGCAGCAGGAGATCCAATGCGACTTCCTGGCCAGCCAGCGCCGCCGCCGGTTCGCGTCGAGCTTCCATCTCGGCGACCGGGTGAGGGTGGACGATGGCGGGATCTATACCGGGCTGGTGGCCCCGGTGGATCGGATTGACGCCAAGGGCAGGATAGAGGTGCTGTTCGGCATGATCCGGCACACCTTGCCGCCGACCATGGTGGTCGCGGCATGATGGGGCCACGGGAACAGCGCCAGCTCGAACAGCGTGCGCGCCGGCTCGCCAAGTCGCAGCGCCTGGAGACCATCAAGCGATTCAACCGCCAGTTCGGCAAGCGCCATGTCAAAGCGACCACGGCAGTTCGAGGCGTCCAGGCGCCAGCGGGTGATCCAGCTGTATCGTGCCAAGCTGCCGGTCGCCGCCATCGCTGAGCGTTGCGCGGTGTCGCCGGCCTATGTCTCGAAAACCGCCACCGAGGAGGGCATCAACCGCAGGCCGCAAGACCCCTTGCGCCGGCCCCGCGCCGAGGTGTAGGTTCCCGCATGTTCCGGCGGCGCGCCCGCTGGTGTGATGGGATAGGTCGGAGACCAACTGCCGCTGTGCAGCTCTGTATTCAGCCGAACGGTTCGATCACGGCGGCTAGGTCCGCAACCCGCCACCGGCGCCCGCCGGTGGGGCGAAGCTTGACCTCTCATCATCAGTTATATTTCGAGTAATATTTTCGAGCGCAACGGGGTGCTATAGGGGCGGCTTATCATCTTGCCGCGCCCATAAGCATCGCTGGCAGCTATTCACAGCCTATCCTCAACAACGCAAACAACGAAAGGAAGCGCGATGTCCATCATTACAGTGCGACCCGGCGAGACCATCACCGTGATCGGCATGGCGGCCGATCCCAACGCACCGCGGCCGTCGCATCCGATCGCTCTCCCCGGTGATCCATGGTGGGGCGGCGGCGGTCCGGTCGATCCAGGCTATTCCCCGCCATGGGCGCAGGTGCCCGGCGGCGGCACGCGGCCACCGAACTGGAGCCCGATTCACCCGGAGCACCCGATCGCCAACCCGTTCCCGCCCTATGTTGATATCGGCGGACCGGGACCGCAGCCGCCATGGCCGACCGAACCACCACCGGTAAAGCCGCCTGAGCAGGAGGATGGCCATTGGGTCTGGGCGTGGTCGCCGCAGTTGAACCGCTGGGTGTGGGTGAAAATACCGGGCGAAGGCGAGGCTGGGCCTAAGACCACCGCATGACACCATTCGATCGCCGCGATCTGCCCTGTATTTTGGGCGTCGCGGCGATCGTGCTGGTGATACTGCTTGGGTCCTATTTGGTATCGGGGCACTGATGATCGAGTTCAATCCGAGTGATGACGTCCTCGATCATTTGCGCGTAGTTCTTCAGCTTGACCGCGAGTGTATCGCCGCTTTTGTCAGTGAGTACGTGGGACATGGCGCGCGTATAGGCGACCAGTTCGCGCATCGCCTCCAGCTCGTGCGGCGCTAATGTGACATTGTTGCGCGGTGTCGGTGTTTGGGCAACACCGCTTGAGGCTAGCCCGAGAGCATCAATCGCGTCTTGGAACACCTCATCATCTGGCCTGTCTCGATGCGCGCACATAGCCATAAAGGCGTCATGCAGCGCTGCCTCTAGCGCCTTGACACGATCTGTCAGTGTCGCCGTTGCATCGGGGGCCTCAATCGCGCGAACCGGGTGACCCTGCTGTGCCATCCATTCCAGTTGCCCTGAAAATATTGGAACCCACTTTCCGCTTGGGGCCTGAGCTTCTAGCTTCATAAGCTCAAACTGAGGGGGCCAATCGCCGTCAGTGGAGGGTGACGGTGTCGCCGCTGCATCTCGAATGCGGTGATAGCTCATCGTTTTCTCGTTGTATTTGAAGTTGGGGTCTGCATAGGCGGGTAGCGGTGTCACGATGTCAGGGGATGATTGCTTTGGCATTCATTTGTCCTCCGGTTTATAGACCTCGGCGCAGTTCCATTTCACGGTGTCCCGGCCGCGCGTTCGGCGGCGGGAGTTCTCGTGGACCCAGCAGATATTGCAGAGTAGCAGATAGACGTCGCTGATCGAATATACCCGCACCTCGCCGCCGCCGTACCGGCATTTGTCGCTGTCGCAATTCCAGTTCTTGTTCGGGTTTCGCATGGTCATTCTGCTCCCTTTGGATCAAGCCCTATGAATCAGCAGCCCGACGTTTCAGATGCGATTCCGATCACGACCGAGAACTGGTCACTGTCGCGGATTCGCGGCAACCCGAAAAACGCCCGGCGGCATCCCGCCAAACAAATCGAACAATTGCGTGCCAGCCTGCGCGAGTTCGGACAGCCGTTTCCGCTGCTGGTGCGTGAGGACGGCGAGTTGATCGCCGGTCACGGGCGGTTGCAGGCGATGTTGGCCGAGGGCTGGAGCGAGGCCGACGTGGTGGTGGCACGTGGCTGGACGCCGCAACAGTGTCGGCGGTTCGCGCTATTGGACAACAAGGTGACGCAGAATTCGGAATGGGATGACGGCATCCTGGCGGTCGAGCTGAGCGAATTGCAGGCGCTGTGCGTCGATGTTTCCGAATTGGGGTTTTCACAGCAGGATATGGCGCGGTTGATACCTCCCGCTCCGAAACCGCTGCCGTCGATCACCAACATCTTTCAGGTGTTGATTGAGTGCGAGGCTGAAACCGAGCAGGTCAGAATCATGGAGCTGCTGGAGCGTGAAGGGATTCCCTGCCGGGCATTGATCGCATGACCCATCAGATCATTACGCGGACCGTGCCGATCGAACGCACCATCCGGGTGCAGCAGCTCGAAGGCCTGTTCGACATTGCGCCGACGCAGCGCGCCGAGCTGCAATGGTCGGTCAACCTGCCGCTCGACGCCAAGGACTGGCATATCGGGTTGGTGTACGGCCCCTCGGGCTGCGGCAAGACGACGGTTGCCCGTGAGCTATTTCCCGACGCCTATACCACCGGCTTTGAGTGGCCTACTGGCCGATCGATCGTCGACGGCTTTCCGAAAGGTATGCCGATCAAGGATATCACCATGCTGCTCTCGTCGGTCGGCTTCTCGACGCCGCCGGCATGGCTTCGGCCACACCACGTGCTGTCGAACGGTGAGCAATTCCGCGCCACGCTGGCGCGGGCGCTCGCCGAAAAGCCGGCGCTCTGCGTATTCGACGAATTCACGTCGGTGGTTGATCGAACGGTCGGCCAGATCGGCAGCGCGGCGGTTGCCAAAACGGTGCGGCGTCGCGGCGGCAAGTTCGTCGCGGTGACGTGCCATGATGACGTGCTCGAATGGCTAGATCCGGACTGGGTTTACACGCCTGCGGACAATTCGTTCGCTTGGAGGTCACTTCGGGGACGACCATCGATCCAGCTTGAAATTGCCAGGGTGCATCACACGGCGTGGCAGCTTTTCGCACACCATCACTATTTGACGCCGGCGCTAGCCAGCTCGGCGATCTGCTTCGTTGGCTTTATCGACGGCCGCCCGGTCGCGTTTCATTCCTACCTGCCGTTCGTTGGACGGCTACCGGGCAGCAAGGCGTTTCGCGGCCACCGCTCGGTGGTGCTGCCGGACTTCCAGGGCGTCGGCATCGGCAACCAGATGATCACATCGCTGGGTTCAATGTGGGTGGGGCTCGGCTATCGCGCGTTTCGTAATACCGGTCACCCGGCAGAGATCGCAGGCGCGCGACGCGATCCGGCTTGGCGGATGACGCGCGCGCCTAAGATCAATCCGACCGGCACCAATCCAGCGGGCCAGAAGATGGCGCACGCCACCAACCGTGTCACCGCCAGCTTCGAATATATCGGGCCGAGAATGGATCGCGATACCGCCGCCGCCCTGCTCAACCGCGAGGTTGCTGTGGCGGCATGACCGAGGATAGCGTCGGGTTCATTTCGCGTTGCTACCAAATTGAGCCTGTGGATTTTGATCGAGGGGAGCGTGCGGCGCTGATCTGCGCGGGCTCTGGTCTGATGCTGGCGATCATGGATCAATGTCCGCGCTTGCGTTGGTGTATTGACGTCGACGCGCTCGACCGCAGCGCGCTCGAAAGGATGCCGGCTTGGGTGACGTGCATCGGCAACGTTACCGAGCTGGTGGTGATCGCTGGATGGTATTGCTCAACGAATCCGAAGCCGCTGGCGAGCGCGGCACGCGCGCTGGCGCCGTTGCGGATGCGCTGCTATGTGCAGTGTCATGGCGTTGGCGGCGATCCGTTCATTGATCTGCGGACCGCCGCCACATTGTCGGAATTAATCGATCAGGTTAATACGAGTTCTTGCGGCGGACTGAAGAGGCCAAGCTGACCTCGCATGGCGTGAAATTTTACCCGCCGCGGGTTGGCTAGAACGAACGCCCAGTGGCCGCGCGCATAGAACCGGCTCGGATGCGTTTCGACGCAATCGACAAGGTCGACAATTCCAATGATGCCGCCGGTCGGCAACCCGTTCGCTATACTGATGCGAAGCCGCTGCTCGATCGAGGCGATCGGCTCGTCGTCAAATCGCGAGCTGGCATGAATGTAAAGCGGTCCACGATATCGCGTCGGCCAGCTTCGGTTCTCAACCGGTTTGATGCCGGCAACAATGAGAGTTGCCCAAGGCTGCCGGATCGATAGCACCTTGGCGGTCGATTTGTTCGGGCTCATAATTTTGATCTCCTTTGAAAAATTTAGAAGCTGCCGAGCCTTGCTAAAGCTCGCGCCTCCTCTGGTGATATTTCATCAAGCAGCATTAATGCAATCAACATCGCGACATGATCGGGCACGGGCATTTTGCCCGCCGCCCAACGCCGCGCTGCGCGGTTGTCGACGCCAAAGAACCGCCCGGCCTCGTTGACTTGAAGCCCGAGCACGTCCATGGCCGTCCGATAGCCTGCCTCGTCCATCGGGAAAAAATCATCGAGGTCATGAGGCTTCATGGCGTCTCTAGCGGTTTGATTGACCACGTCAGACTGATGTAGACGCCCTCGTTGCCGTCGCTATCGTCATCCGATCGGAACATGACATCGATAAAGGCGCGGGCGTCGTCCTCGCTCGCAAACGGACCGATCACTCTATCGGGTATCACGACAACATATTGCATGGTTGGGGTTCCTTCCGGGCTAAGCCCTTTTGAGACAGACAGGTTGCCATTTCGGCATCGGTCAGGTTATATCAGATCGTTGCTCGCGCTTTTGGCTTGATCTCCTTTGACGCGAGGGACATTTGGGCGCGGCGTGGGTGATCCCGCCGCGCCCTTTTTTGCAACGCTTAGGTTAGGTCTTCCCAGACGTCGACCAATTCAAAGCCTTCCTCGTCGGCCGACGTGAAAGCGTGAGTGATCGGCATTGTTACTCTATCGCCATAAGCCTGCGCCGTAATGTCACTGACCACGAACAGATCGTCGGCGACGTCACGCAGCTTGCGCTCGTTGTTCTCAAGCCATTCCTCGCCGAGTCGCTCGGCCTCGTCGCGATTCTCGGCCTCGAATTCGAGTTCGATGCCGATGGCGGCGGATGCTTCGAAGTGAACCTTGAATTTTGTCATTGAATGTTCTCCTTTATGGGCGGGTCGGGTTGAGGCGGTTCTTTTCGAGCGGGCCTTTCGGCAATGGCGGCAGCTCCAGCTCGACCGGCTGGTTGCGGCTGAGGTCGATCGAACCCCAGCGCACCATGCTCCTGCCGTTGAGTTCATAGGCCAGCTTGAGCGCTAGAACCTTGGTTTGCTCGTCCGGTATCTCCGGCATTCTTTGCGCAGCCGCTGGCGCGATCATGACCAGCGGCGTGATGATGAGGAGCTTCAGCATCGCCATTCTCCCTAGACGAGATAAGCGGTGATGAAGAAAACGCCGACGAGCATGATGATGGAGGCGAATAGATAATCGTTCATGGTTTTGATCTCCTTTGAGGGTACGTTTTACAGGACTTCGACTTTCGGGCACTGAGCTGGGTTATTCTTCCACATCTCGCCCAGCGTCTGCCGCACGATGGCGGCAGCGACGTTGGGCAACGTGACGTCCTCCAGCGCAAAGCGGAGTTCGGCGGCGCGACTCTGGACAAGATTGGATAGTGCTAGCGGCGTCTCGCTGGCGCTGATGTAGGAGACGCGGCCGTCATAGCGGGTTATATAGGTTAGACCGCGCCCGTTGTCCTCACTGACGCGGATGCGATAGTTGGGAAGAGATTTCTTGCGTGTCATGGTTGATCTCCTTTGAGTGTTGTCGGTTTTAGATTTCGCATTCCTCGATCACATGCCACTCGTCGCCGTCAATGGACATGCGTTCCCAATACGTCGTGACCAGCTTGTTGTTTGGCGGACGATCCTCACTGCCATATTCGCGATCCCACCATTGGTCGCAGTAGGCAAACAACGCCGCGTTCAGCTTCTCCTCGGTGGCGTAGGCGCTGACATCGGTGCCGTGCTTGTGATCGATGACCAGAACATAAACTTTCATGCTGCTCTCCGTTTCTTGCTGATGATCGGCTGGCTGTTCTTTTCGCTCATTGCCTGCTCATACATCTCGCGCCATTCGGCGTCGGTCCGCGCCCTCCGTATCTGTCCGGGCCACGCTTGTGTCCTGGCGCGGTGTTGAGCGAGGATCGCCTTGTGAATCGCCTCGCCCGTATTGTGATCGGTGCCGCTGGCGCAGGACACGCGATGCGTTGGCAGTTCACGTTGCAGCTCGGAGCGCTGCTTGGCACGTATCGCCTTCTCGATCGCGTCGCCATAGGCCTGACGCTCGGCCTTCGATAGCGCCGCGAGTCCTTCACGGATCAGCTTGCGATATTTGGCGACGCCGGTTCCCAGTTCGGGATATGACGGGCCGCCGCCGTCATCGATTCGTTTAGCCATGATTTTTGATCTCCTTTGATGAAGTGCCGAATGGCGCTTCGAGCTTGGGTAAATTACTTCAACAGACCGAACATACGTCCGCTGCTCTCAAAGTTGGTCAGATCATCAATTTTCAATGGGGTTAGTTTCGCTTTGCCGTGCTCGGGCCGCAGAATGTAGCGGCTTGCGGTCAATATCTCGCCGTCGCGGTTTTCAGCGATGAACATCACCACTTCGCGGCGGTCGGGATGGTTGCGGACGCCCTCGCGTTTGATCTTGTCGAGGTCGAGCGGCTGACCGCTGCGGGTGTTGTCGATTATCCAGGCCTCGGTGAAGTACACGTAGTGATCAATATTCTCGATGGCGAAAATTGCCTTGATCAGCATGACGTCGGTATCCTTGTCGATGCCGGGCGTCGGGATGATCAGGCGTTTGCCGTCTGGTCTCGTGGCTTCATACATCGGCAGGATTTCGCCGGACTTGCGGAAGAGTTCTTCGGCCTTATTGGATGCGACTTTGATCAGGTCTGCGAGTCGTTCTGTCATGTTGGATCTCCTTTGAGATTTGAGTTTTAGTGCTTGTGCGTTGACCAAGTCGCGCCGCCGTCATGCGAGTGCGTGCCAGTCGCCAGAGCTTCACGACTGACGCCGCGACCGGCAACGGCTTCAGCGCGCGCAATGGCTTGCTTGGCTAATGCGGTGCCGGTCGCCATGATCAGCCGGTAGGTACAAGCATCCGATACGCCACCGCGCTCGGCATCCGTCATGCCGTCGAAGGCGATCGCCCCGGTTCGCTTGTCGACCACGATCTTGATCTTGCTCTTTCGGATCAGCTCGTCGGTAAACGCGATGATCTCCTTGACCTGGGTCTTACGCTCCGAGAGCGTCTGGTTTTTACTTTGCAAGCGGGTGTCGCAACTCATTTTCGATCTCCTTTCATACGCTCGGCCTCTGAGAGCGCGTGCAGTCGCAATACAATCTTGCACTTCATATCGTGTCGTTCGGCTGGCGACATGATGTTGTGCGTTAATTGATAACGCAGACTCTGGATTTCAGAGATGGCTAGATCCCATTCTTTGTCAGTCATGTATTGATCTCCTTTGTTGAAGTCGGGGTCTCGGCGAACCGAGACCCCGATTGGCGTTGCTTACAGTTCGAGCGCGCGCGCCGATGCCTTGATCGGCTTGACGTCATTAACGGGCGTCAGGTCGATGGCGCGGCTATCCTGTCGAGGCGTCGCGATCTCCTTGGCTTCGTCGATGTCGAGGAACGCGGTTCGGCTATCGGTCACGGTGCGAATGGCACGGAGATCGATCTCGGCCGCAGCCTGTTCGCCGGCTTGCGTGATCTTGCGAGCTGACGAACGCGCCGCATCGATCGCGAGCTGGATGCGGGCGCCAGCTTCTGGCGACAACATTTGCCCGATCGACTTGGCTTTGTTGGCGGCCTCGCGGATCGACTTGACGTCAAGGTTACGCAACCCTTGCTCCATCTGTCCAAGCAGATCGGATACTTCGCTATTGATCGCCTTCACCGCCTCGACGTCATCGGCGGCGATCTTGCCGACCATGACATAGAGCGCGACGCGGGTGAGCTGCGCCGAACGATTGAATGTATCAATCATCCGGTGCGCTTCGCGGATCGCGGCATCAAGTTCTTCCTGTGCCTTTTCAGGGCAGAGCAACCCGAATGCCGAAGCGACGCAAACGCTGTTGACGATCGATCGCGCCTTGCTGCGGGTTTCGCACGCGGCTTTGTATTCGACCGGGTCGGCGATGACGCGCGTGGTTTCCCATTCGGCAACGGACTTTCCGTCGGAGATCAGCTGCTCTTTGGTGATGTCGCGCTTGGTGTATTGCACGTTGCCGCGCACCGAGGTTTTGAACGAGACGAGGAAGCCGGGACGCAGGGTTTCGATATTGTTCGACATGATGGTGATCCTTTGAAAGGAAAAAACGGAGCCGCGGAATTGCGGCCCCGTCTGGCAGTGGCAGTTTCTTAGGTTTTTACAGATCAAGCGCGCGAACATTGCGCGCCTGTACGCTGGTTTCGGCAGCCGAGGCAGGACGCGCCCGCCCGGATGCCCATTCGCGCAGGCGAGCAATTTTCTCGGCTGCGGTCTTGCTCAACGGGACCACCGTGCGGGCGGCCTCGATCAGATCATCAGTGGTGATCGCGCGCGCATCGTCGGCGAACGCGGCGAACAACGCGTCGGGCACGATGGCGGCGATCTCGGAACCGGTAAAGCCTTCGGTGGCGGTGACGATGTCCGCCAACGCCTCCGCCTTCAGATCCTTTATGCTGCGACCGTGCAATGTGAGCGCGGCGACAAGAATCTGCAATCGCTCGGTCCGACTCGGCAAATCGACGAACCAGACTTCATCAAAGCGGCCCTTGCGTAGCAGCTCGGGCGGCAGGCTAGAGACATCGTTGGCGGTGGCGATCACGAAGGCCTCGCCTTGCCGTTCTTGCATCCACGACAGCACGGCACCCAACGCATCGGACGAAACGCCGCCGTCAGCCGATCCTGACGTCGCACCTTGCAACGCCTTCTCGATTTCATCGAACCAGACCACGCAGCGCCCGATCGCTTCAATCAGCTTGAAGACCTTGCGCAGGTTCTGTTCGCTCTCGCCGACGAATTTACTTTTGAGCGCGCCGAGATCGACGCGCAGCAAAGGCACTGACCACGCTGTCGCCATTGCCTTGGCGAGCAATGACTTGCCGCAGCCTGGGACGCCGACGAGCAACGCGCCCTTCGGAGCGGGCAGACCGTAGGCACGCGCGGCAGGGCTATAAGCTGCCTTGCGACTGTCGAGCCAGCCTTTCAGGTTGTCGAGCCCGCCGACTGCCTGCAGGCCGCCGGGAATCGGATCGTACCATTCAAGCACGCGCTCCCGGCTGACCACGCGCTTCTTTTCGGACGCAATCAGCGTCGGGTCGATCTTTCGCAATTGCACCAGTGAACGCGCATAGCAAGCTTGCGCCTCTTCACCGCTTAGACCGACCGCAGCGTCTATCGCGGCATCACGCTGGCCGTTCGGCGCGGCACTGCCACGCAGCTCGTCCGGCAGACCTTCAATGGCCGCATCGAGGATAGCGGCGATCTCGGCCCGGTCCGGCATCGGCCAATCGATCACCGTGGCGTGCCCGGCCAATTCGGCAGGCACCTCGGCTTTCGGCGAGACGACGATGATGGCTTGCGCGCTTTCACGCGGCGCGCCGGGTAGCGAGCGGGCCAGATTGCGAAGCTGACGCACGGTGGTGATGCCGATCGTGCCTTCAAGCCAAGGCGGCAGATCACGCATGATCCAAACGCCGCGCTGGCGTGCCTTGGCGAAATTGTCGATCAAAGTCAGCATGGCGCCGGGATCTTGCGCATCACGCATATCGTCGACTCGGTTACCGCTCAGATCGGTGACGCCTTGCGCCACGTCCCACATGCGAGGGACATAGCCCGCCGAGGCGGCGGCCTCGATCAGCAGACGTTCAACCCGTGCCTCTTCACGGGTGACGATCCAGATCAGCGAATTGCGGGCACGCAACAGAGCAGACACGTCAGCGGCGACCATCTGGCCGCGGGTTTTGGTTTCAGTCGTCATGGAGTGTGATCTCCTTTGAAAAAGAAAAAAGAGCGACGGCTTATTCCGTCGCTCTCTATTAGAGAAGTTTCAGCTCGTTTGTTTAGGCGTCTTCCATTTCCTCGGCCACGAAATGCATTTCCGCCCGACGCAGGATCGCGTCGGGATCTTCGCCGCGTTGCCGCGCCAAGTGCAACAGATCGGCAATCAGATCAGTGATAGCGTCGCAATCATCGGTGCGGCACTTTGCTTGAAAGGCATCAAGAGCATACTGAGCCGCGTGAACACGATCATCGTTTGTCATGCCGCCTCCCGTAGTTTCTGACGCTGCAGCATGGCGAAGGTCTTGCGCGCCTCGCTGATCGCCGATCGCACCATGTCAGGGAAGTAAGAGCTATAACCCTTCGGCTTGCAGCCATAGTGCTCTTTGATGAATTCTCGCGGATCGGCATAGATCGAGCCGCTCAGATAATCCTCGCCGAGAATGGCGCCGGTCTCGCGATGCGTCACGCGAATCCGCGTCGTGAAGGCGATCAACAGCCCGTCGTCGAGCTGCTGCTGGATCTCGCCGCTTTCGTCGTCGCCGTCGTACTGATAGCCGCATTCGTGTTCAATGCTGCAATCGATCGTGAAATTGGCCGTCTCGAATTTCCAGATGCTAAACATCTGTTCTTGCCGCCACGTCATTGTAGTTCCCCTTTCCGGGCTAGAGCCCATGAGCTGTCAGTGAAACAATACGAGATAGAACAGGAAGGCGAACGCCAACCCGGTACCGATGCTAGCGCAAGCGAGGTGAGCCAGCGCGGTATCGCGGTTCGCGTCTACAAATTTTTCAGCCATGTGACATTTTCTTTCCGGGCTAAGCCCATGAGATGAAATTTTAGAGCGACGTCTTGACGATCTCGGAGGCGATATCGAGGGCGGCAAGCCCGCCGTCATACCAGCCCTCGACATATTCACGAGCGCACAGCATCTTGGTCCGGCGCTCGTTATCGTTTGAGTAACTCCAGCCACGCAGCTCAATACCGTTGTGCGTGACTGTGATCTCGCCATGATCGTTATCGGTCACGGTGAGCTGATTGCCTTTGATAGCGGTCTTCATTTCTTTGCTCCGTATATTTTGCGAAAGACTTTCTTGAGGGCGGCGATTTCCTTTTGCTTGTTAGACATTGAATCAATTCACCGGCCGTGACGGTCGCATGAATTCTTCCAACAATTTGCGCATACGTTCTCGATCAGCGAGACGCTGCTTTTCTGCTTCTGACATTTGTTTGATCTTTCCGGGCTAAGCCCATGATTGATGCATGATTGCATCCCGTCGCGCTTCTCTCTGACAGAAGCGCGAAAGGCTGAAATCGTTTTCCTTACTGCGATCGATGCAATGTTGACGTGCCTCGCCTTGCTCTCTGTGGCTGCGGTGCGGGCGTTGTCAGGGAAAGCGCTGATCGGTTCGGGGAAAATTCAGCGATAGGGCTAGATCACGAAGCGACGGAGTAGGCGGACTTTGTCTTGTCTGACGTCATATGCAATTGCGCGACTGGGCGTCTATGCGGTGACCGCAAGTTTCAAAGCCCGGCAGTTGCCGGCTTTTTGTGGATCTAACAATGTCAAACAGCGGGGCTCTTTTCTGAGCGCTTAGTTTTATTGGTACGGCGAGCTAGCTAGATGCGACTAGGCGCGACGCTAGAACGCGGTTCACGGAAGCAACGTGCTTCGCTGTGCGCACAGCGGAAGCGGCTGTGCGCACGGCGAAACAAGCTACAAGCGAGAGTGAGAGAGAGAGCATTGAGAGCGCTTCTGGGCTAAGCCCTTGAAGAGTGAAGTAGAGACGCACGGAACCCACTCAAAAGTAGCTTTTTCGAGCGTATGGCGAAAGCACTAAGATAAGGTTAATAACCTTGCATTATCAATAGCTTACATGGGTATGTGGATAACATCGTCGGGAAGTGCTTGAAAACAAGCGAATCCCGAGGATGTCAGGCACGGACATACAACCCCTGCTGCGGATATAGCGCATAGCGTGTGTATTGTATGACGAACAACCCACAATATGCATCGTATCAATATCTGTACAAGACGAAGGGCTGGCAGGCACGCCGGCTGTGGCAGCTTCGACGTGAACCGTATTGCCGTATGTGCCACACCATGCAACGCAGGCAGACCATGGCCACGGTCGCCGATCACATCGTGCCGCATAAGGGCAATCATCAGCTGTTCTGGGATCGCAACAACCTGCAATCGCTTTGCATGGTGCATCATGGCGAGAAGATACAACAGGAGAAGGGTGCACCGGTGCGGATCGCCGTCGACGCGGACGGCTGGCCGTTCC